TCCGGTTCTGGGAATATGTGAAGGACAGTCTTCAGACGGCACCGAGGTCGATGCGCGCCCGAAACCACAGGTCGATCTCGCGCGCCGCGCCCGCCCGCCGCGCGCTGGCGCGACGGAACCGCAGGCTGATCAGATGGCCGCGCGACAGATCGAGCGGCGCGGCATCCAGCGCGTCCGAGATGGCCACCGCCAGCGCCTTCGCCGCGCCGAAACCCGCTCCGTCCGAGATCACCCGAACCGCGAAGTCGTGAACGGCACCGTCGCCGCCCTTGTCGGCCTGATCGCGGGCGATTTCCGGCCCGAGGCTGACGTAAAGCCCGGGCACCGCGCCCGGCGGAATGGCATCGTAGATCGCGCCCCCCGAGAGCGCTGCCACGGTGGGGTCGTCCTGCAACGCGGCGTAGACGGCGGCCTGCAATGCGGCAGCGGATGCGTAGCTCATGCGCCCGTCTCCTCGCTGGCGAAACAGATCAGGTAACGCCCCGTGGCGTCCGCCTCGGTCACCGCCTCGATCCGGTAGAGCCGCGCGCCCTCGCGGAACCGCATGGCGGCCGTGGGGCGCGAGGGCGCACCGTGGGGTGTGGCGCGCACCAGTATCTTCAGGTTCAGCCGGGAGGCCGCCGCGTCCACCTCGCGGCCCGCGCCGCGCGGCAACACCTCGGCCCAGACACGGCCGAGCGCTTGCCAGGTCTCGATGAACCCGCCCGCCCCGTCGGGCAGGCGCTGCGGCGCCTCTAGCGTCAGCCGGCGATTGAGCGCCGGCGCGGTCATGCCCGCACCCCGCTCAGGCGCAGCGGTCGGTAAGGCTCGATAAGCGCGAGCACGGTACGAGGCAGACCCCTGTCGGGATCGACGTTCTGCCCGAAGACGGCGGCGGCCATGACGATCACGGCCTGGCGCAGATCGGCGGGCAGACCTGCCCAGGTATCGGCGTAGCCCGCGACAAGCTCGATCACGGCATGTCCTGCGGTGCCAATCATCGGCAGGTACCCTGTCGCGCCGATGATCGCGGGGCGGTGGGCGTCGGCGACAAGCGCATAGGAACCATTCGCCAGAAGCCGCGGCTCGCCCGTGCGCGAGACGATGGTCACGCTTTCCACCGCGAAGACCGGAGCCAGCGGCAGAAGCTGGCAATCCTCGGTCGTCCACGCCGTGATCGTCACGGAAAACCGGCGCCGGAACAGCGCCTTGGCGGTTCGCGCCTCGATCGCCGAGGCGGCGGCGCGCAGGCAGCCTTCGAGCTCCGCATCGAGCGAGCCGTCATCCGCGAACCCGCGCGACAGCCGCAGATGGTCGGCCAGCTCGGCCACGGGCCAGGCCGCGGAGGGCACAGTCGTCAATTCTTGCAGCATGGGCGGATCTCCGGTCGTGCGGCCGCGGTCGCCCCGGGCCGTTGGCGGCACCGGGCGGGTCGGGAAAACGGGTCATGTGGGGAAGAAGGGAGACGACGACGGACCGCCTGCTCGGGCGGGAAACCGCGCAGCTGGATTGCGATCCGCCGCCGCCGCCCGCCCCGGCTCAAGCCGGGACGGGTTGGGCGCGGCGCCTCAGCTGACGCCGAATTTCAGCAACTTGATCGCCGCGAAGTCGGTGACATCTCCGCCCACGCGCTTGGTGGCGTAGAACAGGACGTGCGGCTTGGCTGAGAAGGGATCGCGCAGGACCCGCAGGTCGGGACGCTCCGCGATCGTGTAGCCCGCGCCGAAATCGCCAAAGGCGATGGCCATGGAATCCGCCCCGATGTCGGGCATGTCCTCGGCAATGAGCACTGGATAACCCATAAGCCGCGCCGGCTCGCCCTGCGACAGGCCGTCGAGCCAGAGGAACCGGCCATCGGCATCCTTCATCTTGCGGACCGCGCCTGCGGTCTTGGAGTTCATCACGAAGGTGGCGTTCGCACGGTAGCGGGCGCCCAGCGCATAGACGAGATCGACGATGGCATCGGCGGCATTGGTGGAGTCGAAATCGCCCGCCGTACCGGTGGCGACGTAACCGAGATTGCCCCAGCTCCAGGCGTCGTTGTCGACCTTGGAATGGCTCAGAAGACCCGACGGCCGGCCTGCGACATTGCCGTTGATGAAGGCATCGGCCTCCGCACGGGCGAACTTGTCGGCGATCCGGCCGGCAAGCCAGCCCTCGATGTCGAAGGCCGCATCGTCCAGGAGCCGTTGCGACGCCTTGGGCATCGCCGACAGCTCATGCAGCGGGATCGAGATACGCTCGATGGTCGGCGTATCGGTTTCCGACGTGTCGGTGACCTCGTCGGCCCAGCCCGCACCGACTTCGGTGCTGTCCACCAGCACATCGAAGGAAGTCGCGTCGACCGTGACCACGTTGGCGACCGCGCGCAGGCTCGAGGCCGACCGCAGCACCGACTGGATCGTCTCGGCCGTCTGCGGATCGACGAGGTAGCCCCCTTCGGCAGTGATGGCGGGATTCATCGCCTTGCCTTCCAGTTCGATGCCGCGCAGCGCGTCGTCGTCGCCGCAGCGCAGGTAGCTCTCCATCGCCTTGCGATGGGGGGCGCCGGTCTCGACCTGGGCACTCAGCGCCGGGCGGGCATGGGTCATGGTCTTGGTCGTCAGCATGGCAATCCGCTCTTCCTGTTTGCGAAGCTTAAGGTTCATGTCGTCCTGGAGTTCGTTGAATTGACTGAGAAAGCCGTCGATCGCGGCTGTCACGTCGGTCATGGAACGGGCCGCCCGGCCCGTCTCGTCGGTTTCGGTCATCGCATCACCTCTGAGGTTCTGGTTGATCAGCGGGCGATACGCGCCGCCAGTTTGCGGCGGGCGTTCTCGAACACCGTCGCCAGGTCGCGCAGATCCTCGGCCTTGGCCGCATCGGCCCCCGCCCCGGACAGCCGCGCTTGAGGCAGCATCGGGAAGGTCACGAGCGACACTTCCCAGAGTTCCACCTCCGACAGGAGCCGCTGGCCCTTGTCGTTTTTCTGAGCGCGCACCGTGCGATAGCCGATGCTCAGCCCGTCGATTGCGCCCGCCTCGATCAGCGCCGCAGCCTCACGGGCGCGCATCACGCTGTCCAGCAGCCGGCCTTTCACGTAGAGGCCCTTCGTGTCCTCCTGCACCGCGTCCCAGATGCCGATTGGCTCACGCGGATCATGCTGCCACAGCATCTTGACGCGGCGGTCGGTCCCAAGGCTCCGGGAATAGGCACCGGGCTCGACGATGTCGCCGCCCTGGTCGGTCGTGCCGAAAAGCGAGGCGTAGCCCTCGATCCGGCAGCCGTCCGATAGCTTGGCCTCGGTGTCGAACCGACAGAACTTGGTCTCAAGCGTGGTCGTGAGGTTTTGCATTTTTTTCATTCCCCTAAAAGGCAGAGCTAATGTCCAGAAGCTGGGTGAATGCCTCTGCCAGAATGACGGCCAGAACACCGTAGACCGCCAGCCACAACCGCCGCTCCAGCCGCTCCAGCGCTGCCTCCATCGCGACAAGGCGGTAGTTCATCGCCTGCCATTTCTCTTCCAGCACCCGCTCGTTGGCCTCGATCCGAGCCGTCGCCGCGTCGAACGGCGCGTACAGGTAGCGAGAGCCTCCGATTGTCGATCGCGACGTCATGATCCCTCCAGATGCGCCGGCAGGCCGAGGAGGCTGCGTTTCTCGGCCTCGGTGAGGAAATCGGCCTGCGCGATCCGCTGCCATTGCGCGTCGCGTTCCGCGGCAAGCGCCGGAACCTGGTCGAGGTCGGGCTTCAGTTCCACCGGATCGGCGCCGAGCCCCGAAAGCCAGTGCGACATCGCCGCCAGCGCCTTCTGCGCCAGCGGCAGGACCGTCAGCCGGTAGAAGGCCCGGTTCGCCTCGGCGTAGTTGGCGTAGGTCGCGTCGCCGGGAATGCCCAGCAGCATCGGCGGCACCCCGAAAGCCAGCGCGATGTCGCGCGCTGCGGCCTCCTTGGTCTTCTGGAACTCCATGTCGGAGGGCGAGAAGCCCATCGGTTTCCAGTCGAGCCCGCCCTCGAGCAGCATCGGACGGCCCGCGTTGCGCGCGCCCTGGTGGTGCGTCTCGAGTTCCGATTGCAGGCGCTCGAACTGGTCCGCGCTCATGGCGCCATCGCCGTCCATGCCGCGATAGACGATCGCGCCCGACGGCCGCGCGGCATTGTCCAGAAGGGCCTTCGACCAGCGCGCGGCGGCGTTGTGCACGTCGATCGCGGTAGCGGCGGCCTGCAGCGGCGCGAGACCGTAATGGTCGTCCTGTGGATGGACCGAGCGGATATGACAGATCAACTCCGGCAGGAACCGGTGCTTGCGCGAGCTGACCGTATAGTCGTAGCCCACGGGCCAGCCATTGGCGCCGGGCACCACGCTCATCCTGTCGGACCGCAGCACGTGCAATTCCGTCGGCCAGCCAGGCTCCGGGCTGACCGCTTCGAAATACGCGTTTCCCGACAACAGAAGCTGGACATAGGCCGCCTCCATCAGGTCCGCCCGCCCCTGGCCGGCATTCGGCCGCGTGATGAGGCTCAGCGCCGGGTGGGTGTCGTAGCGCCGCGTCACGTCCTGGCAGATCACCGGCAATGCGGCGGCGGCCTCGGCAATCATGCGCACCGCGCGGTAACCGACCGGGTTGCCGAGAAAGCCGTTCCGCGTGAGCGAGGCGGTGTCCCGCGGACTCCAGGCGACGCGGCCCGATTGGCCCCAGACGGCCACACGCGCCGCGGCCGAGGCCTTGCGCTCCGGCGTCGCTCTCTGCGGCTTTCGCAAGAATTCCAATACCATGCGCCTCTCTCCTGAAGTCATGTCTCAAGAACCCGGTGCGATCCTCTCGCCCGGGGCACGGCGCCGTTGCGCCGCGTCCTCGTCGTCTTTCAGAGGGCCCGGATACCCGGGCTCAGCCGTCGCATCGCCGGCAGGAGCAGCCCGTCGGTCAGCGCCCAGACGAGCGCGTCCACCCGGTCCGGGCTGCCGCGCCCCTCGTAGCCGGCGCGCGTCATCAGGCACATCTCGTCCTCGAGTTCGGACAGCACGCCCAGATGCGCCACGCGCCCCTGCTCGTAGAGCGCGGCCACCGGTTCGGCCCGTGCCGTCTTGCCCCGCGAGGCATGCACCGGCCGAAAGTTCACCAGCGGGTCGATCGTCCGCATGATCGTTCCGACCATGTCGCCGCCCTGGTTGACCTCGGCCACCATCCGGTCGGCTCCGTGGCGGCGATAGGCCGCCACCGCCGCCCGCGCCCAGGCCATCGGGCTGGCCGCGGACACGCTGCAATCATCGATTACCACCGCGTGCCAGTCGCCGACCGGCCCATGGGTGACGACAGCCACCACGACGATGCCGCAGGCGTCCGAAGTCTTGCGACCTGTCACCGGCGGGTCCACCGCCACGATGATGCGCGCATCCTCCGGAAACCGCTTGACCCGGCCGGCGTCGATGTCGCTGCGCCGCCAGAGCGCGTCCTCGGCTTCATGCAGAAGCTCGCCGTCGATCTCCTGACGGCCAAGGCGCGAGCCGCCGTAACGCGAGCGGATCTCCTCGATGAAGCCCTGGGCGAGAAAGGCTCGATTGGCCTCTGTCCTTGCGTGGGTGTGCACGGTGCTGTCCCGGTCGAGAATATCGTGCAACACCTCCACGTTGCGCGGTGTCGTCGTCACCACCGCCCGCGGGCTCGGCCCGATCCGCAGCGCGAATTGGAGCATGTCCCAGGCCTCGCGGCCCGACGTCCATTTCGCCAGCTCGTCGGCCCAGGCACAGTCGAACTGCGGCCCCCTCAGCGCCTCGGGGTCATGGGCGGAAAAGACCCGCGCCTCCGCCCCGTTGGGCCAGCGCAGCAGCCGTTCCCCCGCGACCCAGCGCGGGCGCCGATCGGGCGGCGTGCAGGCGATGATGCCACTGTCACCCTTGACCATGACCGCCACCGCCTGGTCGTAGGTCTCGCCCACCAGAGCCACGCGGCGCATCCGGCCTTCATCCTGCGGGCCGGGGCCCTCGACCTGTGCGCGCACCCACTCGGCACCCGCGCGCGTCTTGCCGGCGCCGCGCCCACCCAGCACCACCCAGGTCCGCCACTCGCCCTCGGGCGGGCGTTGATGGGGAAGCGCCCAGAACTCGAAGAGCCACGCCAGAGCCGCCATCGCGTTTTCGGACAGCGTGTCGAGAAAGGCCGCCTCAGTCTCCGGCGTCGCGGAGGCGAGCCAGTCGCTCGCCGATTTCTTCCCGCGCCGCGGCGAGGTCGAGCCGACCGCCACTACCCGACCCTGTCCCTTTCCCGAAATGCCTGCTTCCTGCGACACGTGCCTTCTCCTGCATGTCCATGGCCTGCATCAGGGCGACATTCATCGCCTTGACATCCTTCATGACCTCGCGCTCGACCGCCTCGGTCATTGACTTCAAGGCCTCGACCGCATCTTCCAGGGCTTCGACGGTCGTTTCGAAAACCCTCTGGGCCCGGGCGACGAGCATCTCGGCACGCTCCAGCGTAAGTTCGAGGT